GCCCCGCCCCGCGGCCCGTGGCGCAAGCTCCGATACAGGCTCCTACTCTTCCTCAAATGCCCGCACCAACCCCGGCACCTCCGGCGGTTTCGCAGGCACCTAGCGGACCGGCGAACATGCAAACATATGCACAGCTCTTCCCTGAAGACACCATTTCAAAGGGCATGCAACAACAGGCAGGTATTGGCTCGCTATTCTCCTAGTCGAGCCATTTCCGTCCTTCTTCACCAAGCACCTGACCGGCGATATTGATCTTCTCTCGTAGTGCTTTGATGATTTTTTCGTCCACGGTTTTTGGTGAAACAAGGTCGACATAGGTCACCGCACTCTTTTGGCCGATACGGTGTGCCCGGTCTTCAGACTGTAACCTAATCTCAAGATCGTAACTGTTGCTAAAATACACCATAGTGGTGGCGGCAGTCAGCGTAATGCCGTACCCGCCTGTCCGGGGTTGCCCTACAAAAAACTGTAGTTTGGAATCGGGGTCTTGGAATCTGTCCACAATTTCTTGGCGGTCTTTCTGGGGTGTTTCGCCATAATATGCGGCAACAGAGTCGGGTCCATACTTGTCTGACAAGGCCTTGGTGATGGTCTTGATGTCATGCGTGTAGGACGCCCAGATGATGACCTTACCTTGCGTTTCTTCGATAACGTTCATCAGTTCGGAATAACGGTTGTTGGCAAGTGTCTTTATCTCACCTTCGTCCGTTTGCAGGAACCCGCAACAAATTTGGTGAAGGCGCATGATCTGTGTGAGGATGCTTGCCGTGGTGGCGAGCTCTCCGCCTTCCAGACGCGCAAGTGCAAGCTTTTTCATTTGTATGTACAAATTTTCTTGTTCTTTGGAAAGCGGTACTTCCCTGCGGACATAGATCTTGTCCGGCAAATCTAGGCAGTCTGTTTTCAAAAGACGGGAGCTAAACTTTTCAAGCTTGCCATTTAGTTCATCCAACCTTTGATAGCCGGTAACTTCGTTGAAGCTACGTGCGCCAAGGGTGCGCTTTGCAACGATTGCGTACCGTGCTTGAAACGAAAAAAAGCTCCGGAAACCAAGAGCATTCGGGGACAGGAACATGCATTGGCTGTAGAGATCCAAGGGGCTTTTTGTGACAGGTGAGCCTGTCAGAATACGCCGATATTTAGCATAGTGCCCAAGCATGATGACATTGCGTGTACGTAGCGCGTCTTTGTTTTTAATGGTGGTGGACTCATCCACGATCATCATGTTCTTTCGGTTCTTGTTAAGGAACTCACCGGCAAACTTGACGCCCTTTTCGGTAGACAAGGCCTCCACGTTAATGACAAGAACCTTTAGGTTATCCTGCTTCACGTAAATTAGGTTCTTCAGTTCTTCCGTATATTTTTTTGTCAAGTTGGGTTGCCAACGCATGACATTTGTCGGGATGTCATCAGGTAAATGTCGGGGTATTTCGCCTTTTACCCAGTTGTCATACACACCTTTTGGTGCCACAATTAAAGCCGCCTTGATGTCGCCGTCTTTATAAAGAGCGCCCATCGTGTCGATAGCAACCTTAGATTTACCAAGGCCCATTTCCATAAACAGGCCGTAATAGGTGTCTCTGTACGATTTATGGAACACTTCTTCTTGGTGCTTAAAAGGTTTGGTCTTAAAAGAGTAGCTCATTTTCTGCTCCTGAGTTCCTTGACATGCGATTATATCTAATATACAAAGATCTTCCAAGACGCAACCGCGTCTAGATATAGGAGAAATGTATGAACGAAGATAACGACATTCTCTCAATGATGGAGGAGGAGTTCGAAAAGAACTTCGCTTCAAAAGTTGAGAGTCTCGACCAAGAAGGCCTGAACACCGTATCAGGTCTTGCCCGTAGAATCCAAGAAAAAGAATCGCGGATCACGGCCCTTGAAGATGAACTCAAGGAAGAGAAGAAAGCCCTCTTAAAATTAACCGATGAAGACTTGCCCTCGATGCTTGCAGAGATTGGCTTGACTTCGTTTAAGTTGGACGATGGCTCCCAAGTCACGGTAAAGCAGACTTATGGGGCTCACATTGTTGCTGATCGTAGGGATGAAGCCTACGAGTGGTTAAGGGAACAAGGACATGATGACATTATCAAGAACACCGTATTCTGTCAGTTCGGGCGCGGTGAAGATGATAAAGCGTCGTCGTTCCAAGCCTTTGCACAGAAGGAAGGCTACGTCCCCGTCCAAAAAACTGAAATCCACCCACAAACCCTACGTGCGTTCATTAAAGAACGTGTCGAGTCCGGTGAAGAATTTCCGATGGACTTATTTGGGGCGTGGGTCGGCCAACGCGCAGTCATCAAGAAAGGTAATTGAAATGGCTAAATCAACTGAAGTAGCAGAAGCAAAGACAACAGACGTGGCGGTGATGGACATTGAAATGTTCGAACAAGACGCCAACCAAGGTTTGGATAACATTGGTCAAGAAGACCTTGCCCTTCCATTCCTGAAGGTGTTGTCCGGTAACGACCCAGTTCTGGACGAGAATGAAGAGGCCCGTAAAGGTGACATTTATAACACGGTCACTGGTAAGATCTACAAAGGCAAAGAAGGTATCAGGGTTATTCCTTGCTACTATTCCAAGCGCTTCATTCAGTGGGCACCACGTGGCACGGGCAACGGCGCACCCATTAACATCTTCGAACCCGATGATGTGCGCCCGGAAACACAACGGTCTTCTGAGGACAACAAAGAATATGTTGTCGGTGGTAACGGGGACTACATCGAAGCAGTGGCACAGCACTTTGTTGTTGTCATTAATGACGATGGGTCCACAGAAACTGCATTGATTTCAATGAAGTCCACACAGCTTAAGAAGTCCCGTAAGTGGAACTCTATGATGGCAAGTCTTACAATAAATGGTAAGAACGGGCCCTTTACCCCTCCACCTTGGTCACATATATATGTAGCAAAGACCGTACAAGAAGAGAATTCAAAAGGATCTTGGCACGGTTGGGAGATCACACGCGAAGGACCGGTCACAGATAAAGCGCTTTATCTTCGATCAAAAACCTTCGCTGAAAGCATCCGTTCCGGTGATGTCAAAGTCAAGCATGAAGATGACAACCATGAAGGCGGAAGCCCATTTTGATCTTTAGGGGGCGGGCAACCGCCCCCTTTCAAAATAAAATCAAGATCTCCGTGAGGGAACATGTCAACCAAGAAATTTTCGTTCAAAGAAGATCCGTAACTTAAAGTTGCCGCTTGTGGTCTGCCGGTCAAAGTCCGGTGGCGCACATTGCTTTCTTTTTGCAAAAGAATTTGTTGAAGCAGAGGTGATGCAGAAAGCATTGAAGAGTATGGCGTCTTCAATGAATTATGCCGGTTGTGAGATTTTTCCAAAACAGATTTGTTTGAATTTGGAGCGCGGTGACGTAGGCAACTTTTTGAACCTGCCTTACTACAATGCAAACGATGGTTTGCGCTACGCGATCAAAGACGATGGCACCTCAGCAACGCTTGAAGAATTTATAAAACTGTATGAAGAATATGTGCAAGCACCTGCAACCATTGAAAAACTACAGGGCTTTTCTCCGAAAGAAGAAGTGCTGAAGGATGGACCGCCTTGCCTTCAGGTACTTTGTAAGGAAAAAATTGCAGAGGGTGGCAGAAACAATGCGCTGTTTAACTTGGGCGTATATCTGCGCAAATCCGATCCCCAGAATTGGGAATCAAAAATCCTTGAGTACAACACTAAATACATTGAGCCACCCTTACCTTTCTCTGAGGTGGACATCATTGTTAAGCAGTTGGAAAAAAAGGAATATGCATACCGTTGCAAAGAGCCTCCTATTTGTAATGCTTGCAACCGTGACGTTTGCCTTACCCGTAAGCACGGGGTGGGGTCCTCCGATTACAAAGAAACACTAGGCAACCTACGCAAGTATAACAGTGAGCCACCTTTGTGGTTTATGGATGTTAATGGGAAGCCATTGGAATTAGACACCGATGCTTTAATGGACCAACGCCTGTTCCAAAAGGCCTGTATTGAACAACTTAATCTTGTGCCACTTACGCTACCAAAGGTGGTGTGGGAGACGCGCATCAAAGAGATGGTTGAAGAGATGGCCAACAATGAGTCTTTGATCATTGATGTTGGTCAAGACGTCAGCGTCAAATCTTCATTCTACGAGCATTTGGAAGAATTTTGCACTCAGGTACAACAGGCTGACGATAAGGAAGGTATACTTCTTAAGAAGCCTTGGACAGATGAGGTTGCTAACAAGACGTTCTTTAAGCTGACAGACTTTGAGTCTTACCTGCGCAAAAACCAATTCAAAGAATACAAAAAGAACAGGATAGCACAACGTCTGAAAGAGATCGGCGGCGAGAGTTGTGTCATAAAAATTAAGAACAGGACGGTCCGTGTATGGGCCGTGCCATTGGAAGAAGGTTTTAGGGAGCCTTTGAAGACACCGGACTTTTCTTCAGACGTTCCGTTCTAGGGGGCTTTATGTTTCGCATCTTCGGACCACCGGGTACAGGGAAAACAACGACCATGCTCAATATGGTGGATGAGGCCTTGTCCGCGGGGATACTTCCTAGTCAGATTGCTTTCTTGGCTTTTACAAGAAAAGCGGCACATGAAGCGAAAGAGCGGGCGGCAAAAAGATTTAATCTTAACATTGATAAAGACCTGCCCTACTTTCGAACAATCCACAGAAGATTGGTGTGCATCTTGGTAATGATCGGGAGGACATTGACTATGCACACATCAAGTCCACAAAGAACCCAATCCTAAATGTCATCAACCTTGCCAGAAACAAATCAACTGACCTTAAAACAGAATACAACCTTTCCAACATAGATGCCCGGTGGCTTGAGGTTGAGTACGTCAACAAGTCGCTAGCAGATTACAAAAAGGCTTTTGGGCTGTTTGATTTTACAGACATGCTTGAAGAATTTGTAAAAGATGGCCCGGCAAACTTACCACATTTCAAGCTTTGTTTTATTGACGAAGCACAGGATCTTACCCCGTTACAGTGGGAAGTTGTCAGAAATATAGCCGAAATTTCTGACAAAATTTATGTGGCAGGAGATGACGATCAGGCCATTTATCGTTGGAACGGCGCGGACGTAGAGACCTTCATTAATCTTGAGGGCGGCACTGAAATACTTGATCAGTCTTACCGCATCCCGTCCAGTGTACACGAGCTTGCGTCTAAGGTTTCTAGCAGGATCAACAAGCGGATGCCAAAAGAATACAAGCCACGAGATGAGCGTGGTTCGGTTACATATGCCAACTCAATAAATGACATTGATATGAATGATGGCAGTTGGTTGATAATGGGCTCAGCAGATTACATGCTTGGACCTATCAAGGAAGACCTTAAATCAAACGGGTTCTTGTTCCGTAGCGGAGATGTCAGAAGCATTTCCGAAAAGATATCAGACGCAGTTAACGGGTGGGAGCAGTTAAGAAAAAAGCAAGTTGTATATGGCTCAACCGCACGTAACATCTACAGCTTTATGGCATCCGGCAAACGTGTAGCCCGCGGCTACAAGAAGCTCAATGGGTTAGAAGATGCAGATATGGTCTGCATGAATGACCTAATCGAAAACTTTGGATTGCTTGCAAACGATCAGATGATCTGGAGCGAAGCAATGGACAAAATACCAGACAAGGAGCGTGCCTACATTACGGCCCTTCTTCGGAAAGGTCAGAAATTTAACGGTGAACCCCGTATGAACGTTTCTACAATTCACGGCGCAAAAGGTGGTGAAGCCGATAATGTTGTGTTATTAACAGACTTGTCGCATGCGGCTGATACATCTATGCGGCGTAATCCAGATGATCTTCACCGCGTTTTCTATGTAGGAGTTACGCGATCAAAACAAAATCTTTTTATCATCAACCCCGAAAACTATGACAGGTGTTATCCATTATGAGACGCGATGAAATACTCAAAGAAGCAGAGACCTTGATTAACGGCACACGGTCCAAGGAATACGGTAACGCTTACCAAAATCACAAACGCATTGCTCGGATGTGGTCCGAAATTTTAGATCAAGAGGTTTCGGTACAGCAGGTTTATATGTGCATGATTGCTCTTAAACTTTCTAGATTGACTAGGACCCCATATCATCATGACTCTTGGGTGGATATTGCAGGGTACGCGGCTCTAGCAGGAGAAAGCTAATGGCTCTGCAACTCTCAAACATCATGACAAAAAGCGAATGGGTGCCGCCTTACGAGCTACCCGACATATTTGATGCCAAGCGCATTGCCATCGATGTTGAGACAAGAGACCCAAACCTTAAAGTTAAAGGTCCCGGTTGGCCTACCAATGACGGTGAGATCGTGGGTTACGCCATTGCAACAGACGGGTGGGCCGGATATTTGCCCGTGGCCCACGAAGGTGGCGGCAACCTAGACAAGCGCATTGTAAGCAACTGGCTTAAAAAAGTTTTTGAATGTCCCGCCGACAAGATTATGCACAACGCCCAATACGATCTGGGTTGGATACAGGCAAG